GCCGGGGGCCCCTCCCCCGGGGGCCGCCCCGCCCCGCCCCCCCCCCCCCCCGCTGCCCCAGCCGCCGCGGCCGGGGACGCGGCCGGGCATATCCGCCGGCCCGACCTCGTCGAACTCGCTGTGCAGGAGCTCGGCGGCTGGGGAGTCCTCGGCCGGCTTCAGAGCGTGCCCGCCCCGGGTCCGGTACCAACCACCACGTCCCCCGGGGTAGCACTTGCGCGACCGCTCGGTGGAGATCGTGCAGACCTTGGAGCCTCCGGCGGAGGGGGACTTCTCAGCCTCGGAGTTGAGTGACCCCATGATCTCGGAGACCCGCTCAGCCTGAGCCTCGCGAGCCTGTGAGGCCTGAGCGTGGCTGTGGCCCAGGATGGCCCCCACGACGGCGAGGGCGACGATGGCCAGGGTGGCGACGGTGGCGATGATTTTGACGGCGGGGGTGGGGCGGTTCGTGCTCATGGCTTAAGTGTATGCACGCATACACCCCGCCTGCAAGCCACAAGCGGGGTGTATTAAGTGGCGTCCGTCACTCAGAAGACGTTGGCCTGGTGAAGGGTCTCCCGCACCTGCTCAGCATCCCGGCCGTGTACCCGCAGGAAGCCGTTGTCAGGGTCCGGCTCGACGGTGGCGAGGACCCTGGAACCGAGGGCGGGACTCTCCCGTAGGACGAGGGTCGGACCGTTGTCCTCAACGGCGTGGCCGGCCTCTGCCAGGACCTGCCGCGCGTCCCGCATGCGCTCAGCCGCGCTGTCCAGGCGGACGATCAGTGGGAGGACGTAGAGGATGGTGGGCCGCTCCTCGGGAGCCTGGGAGAAGTCCATGCGAAGGGGACCGACGGCCGTGCACATCCTCGGCTCCTGGTCTCCGTAGGTGAGGCGGGCCGAGTACTCCTTGACGGCGCCGGCCCTCGTCAAGCGAGCGGTCACCTCGACGCGGCCGCTCTCGCCGTCACGCACGGTGACGTAGTGGTCTCCGTAGCGGGCGTAGTCGGCCCGAGGCTCCGGCAGTCGGCGCTCAGGGCCGAGGACGTCTCGCAGGACGTCCAGCAGCTCGGCGGCTACCCTGTCCAGCTTCTCGGCGTAGGTCTCAGTGTTGCTCATGTCACTGTCCTTCTGTGAGTTGAGTGGTCGTCTACTTACAAGATAAGACTAGCGCCGCCCCTAAGGACGGCGCCAGCCCTACTATCCCCACATCACAGTGCTCTCAATCACTCACCTCCCCGACTCAGCTGGACGATCTTCCGGTCCAGGTACTGGCGGGCCTTGCGCAGGTCCTCCAGACGCTTCTCCTCGCCGCCCTTGCGACCCTGCCGCAGCAGGTACTTGCCGCAGTTCCACAGCAGCGGGTCGGCGGGGAAGGCCGCGTCGAGCACGTCCCACGACTCGACGTTGGCCGCGTCGCTCAGTCCGAGCGCGGCGAGCGACTGCCCGAGCCAGGTGTAGTGGCCCGGGGCCTCGACGGCCTCCGACTCCGCGCCCCGCGGGCCGGGGACCGGTGGGAACCCCTCGTAGGGTCGGTAGTCCTCCCAGATCTCCAGGTAGCGGCGGCTGGGCGTCCCGTACGAGGAGAACCCCTCCTCGCGGTAAGCGGGCTCCAGACTCTCTGGCACGTACAGGGTCATGTCCCCGTAGCCGTAGGGGTTCTGGGTCGGGTCATCCAGGCCGTGCGGAGGGGTGGGCGAGGACCAGTAGAGGCGGCGAGACTGATCTGAGCCGATCGGCTCCCGGTCCAGAGCCTCGACGTACTCATCGGGAAGGGTGAGCTGGACGCTCGGCGTAAGGCCGTCCCGGACCTCCAGCCAGGCCCCGTCCCCGAGGTACAGCTCGACGGATGGGTCAGGGTCCGGGAGGGTGTCCTCGCTGATGACGTATGCCCCGTCCTCCAGGAGGATGCGGCCTCCCCCGTCGTGATAGGCCTCCAGGTAGGCGGAATACAGGGACCGGTTGTCCCGGGCCAGGTGGTCGAAGGAGGAATATCTACCCACGGGAGATCCTTTCTTAGGGGTGTTGACGATCAGTTCTCGGCGGCCTCGTAGGCGTTCTCCGAGCGCGAAGATCGGCAGGCCGATGGTCATGGCCACAAAGACGGCAGTCAGGGAAACGATCATGCCAGCACCCCCAGCGCTCGGGAGGTCAGCCCGTGGATCGCGTACCTGCCTTGCCGAGGTACCACGCCATTGCCGAGGATGCGGAACTGGGCAGTCCGGGGAATCGTGCGGATTCCGGTGACCCACCCTCGGGGGAGGCCCATCATCCACTCGCCGAACTTCGCCGATAGCCGGCGACCTCCTCGCGGCGAGTCCTCCTCCGGCTCGGGCATGGGCATCCCGGTCACCGACTCCCACAGCCTGAGTCTGGCCCCGTACTCTCCGAGTCGGGGGTCATGAGAAGGTGAATCCGGGTTTGGAGGTTCAAACCCCCCGTTCCATGCTTCCCGGGTCCGGTCGAGGAGGACGCCGAGAGTGTCGGCAGCAGTGGACCGGAAGGCCAAGACGAAGACCCTCTCACGGCGGTGCGGGGCTCCGACGTAGTCTGCTCGGACAGAGTCCCACACCACGCCGTACCCGAGGCCGGCCAGGTCCGTGACCACTCTTCCGAGGGCTGGAATCCCGCGGCCCCCTCGTGCTGTTCGTGCTCCTGCGACGTTCTCCCAGACGACGACATCGGGTTCCATCTCCTTTGTTGCGTTCAGCATGTATTTCCAGAGACCGGAGCGGATGCCCTCAGCCATGCCGGCCCTGCGGCCGGCCACCGACAGGTCCTGGCATGGAGTTCCTCCAAGGAGGACGTCCACGCGAGCAACGTCCGCCCAGTTCACGGACGTCATGTCTCCCAGGTTAGAAGTACATGGGAAGCGATCCCGCAGGACTCGTGAGGCGTGCTTGTCGATCTCAGCCATCCAAGTCGGGTGCTTGTCCCCGATGGATAGGCTCAGGCCACCGTATCCGGCGCACAGCTCGCCGGTTCGGAGGAGGTACCTCTCCCATTCCGGAGGAGTCAGGGCGCGAGTCATGCGGCCTCCCCGTCCCGGGCGCCAATCCACGTCGTCACAGCCTCCAGAGCGGAGGCCCCGAACGCGGCGGGGATCGTCATGCCGGTCGGGTAGACGCCCCAGCAGCGCTGTCCGCAGCTCTTCAGCTGGGCGACGGCCTGCCCGTTCTCGTAGACGAGGCACGTCTTGGCCTCGTGCAAGGTGTCCGCGTCGAGCGGTTTGATTCGCGCCTGAGGGTGGCGGAGGACGCGGGTCCATGTTGTCCTGGTTGGTGAGGTCTTTGTGCTCATGTTTCCTCGCTAGGGGTTGGAGGTGCGGGCTTGCCCTAAGCGTATGCCGTCATACGGCCTAGAGCAAGCCCGCAGTGGTCAGATCAAGGTGAGTTGGGACTCATCCCCCCCGTCGCCGATCTTGGGAGGCTTGCGCTTCCACTGCCCGAGCACCCGATCAACGGTCTGCCGAGTCATGCCGGAGACCGAGCTCAGGGCCGACTTCGACACTCCCCGTGAGTAGGCGGACAGGACCTCCTGCTGAAGCGCCGCGCGAGCCAGCTTCGCGTCCCGACGGGCCCGGCGGTCCAGGCGAGCGGCCTCCTCCAGCGGGTCGTCGAGAGTGGGGGTCGGCTCCAGGTCGTCGGTCTGGGAGGTCGGGAGCCGCTGCTCTAAGGCGTAGACGTGCTCCTGCGAGTCCTCCAGGGCCTTCGCCTGCTGGACGGTCAGCGATAGCAGCTTGCGCAGGTCCGCAGCCATCGCCCGCTCGGCGTCGATCCCGAAGGCGCCTCTATAGCCCCTCCCGGCGGCCCAGTCCTCCAGGCGCTTTGGCAGGTCTGCAACGTCATTAATGGATGTCATAGGTATCTCCTATAGGAACTTGGTGAATTGGTACTGGTCGGCAGGCACCACCGCCCACCAGGATCGCCGCGGACGCTGATACTCCGATACCGCAGTACGGGTCAGCCTCAGCGGGTTACGCATATCGACGATGTCGCGGACAAGGTCCGCGGTCGAGCCGTCCTTGGAAATCCACAGATCAATGTGGTCGTGCATCCTCTCCAGGCGGATGCGGAGTCCGCCGGCACTAAGGACCAGTGACCTGCGGCCGGCCTCCTTAGGTTGGGTAGACACCTCCCGGAGAATATTCAACCCGTTCACGAACGCGATGCTCGCGAGCTCGACGGCTACCGAGTAACTCACCTTTAGGTGAGAGGCGATGAAGAATCCGCTGATACGTGGCCACACGTTCAGCATTCCGTCACCCCGTAGCCCCCATCTCCGGCCTCCTGCAGCTCGGCCGTGAATCCCTCTCGCAGGGCTCTCCTGATGTAGGGGCCTAGTCGGTCCGGGTTTGGCTCATCCAGGACGATCCTCTCGACCGTCCCAACCGGATGTCCGCCTGCATAAGCGATATCGATCCGGTAAGGGTTGGGAAGGTGTCCTGCTTTGACGTCCATCTCACTCACTCACTCACTCTCAACCGTATCGGATTGCATTCTGGCAATTGTGTTTTTCAAACTAGCCACCTGCTGCTCAAGAAAGTGGATGTGATTAATCAGCATGTATACCTCCAGAATCGCCTTGGCGAAGTAGCCAGAATCAAGGTAGGTCTCCAGCTTGGCGGCAATCTTGCCGGCGTCACTCATTAGGCTCCTCCTTCTCCTCTAGGTAACGGGTGGCCCAGGCCAGGGCCAGGGCGATGACCTGGATCACCTCGGACTCCAGGTCCGAGTTGTGGCCGGTCTCGGCGTCGTTGTCGTAGGTCAGGCAGGCCGCGACCTCGCCGATCTCCTCCACAAGGGCGAACAGGCGCGTGGCTTCCGTGTGTCCGGAGCACTCCAGGGTCATTCCGGGGTGCTTCTTGGCGGCGCGGGCGTACTCCTCCAGGGCCAAGGACAGTACATCCAGGTCCTCGCTCAAGAGATTCGAGGCCGCGCGGGCGATCTTCCACAGCCATTCCCGGACCATTTCCTGACTCACGAGAGAGGCTTCGAGCAGTAGGGATGAGTAGTGGAGCATCCAGGCGACCTCGCGGCGGGGGCACCGCTCCTCCAGCTGGAGCGCCCATCCGGGGTGCTTCCTGAACCCTTCCGACCACACCCGGACCATGCGGGTACGGGTAGCGATCTCTTCGGGAATCGGGACGGCCGCAGTCTCCATGATCTCGTCCAGCTCGGACAGTTTGCCGGGGAAGTATCTCCAGGAATAGGCAGACTGAAGAGCCCTCTTCAGCTCCTCGACCCGGCGCTGCGACCCCCCCCCCCGGGCGGCGGGGGGGGTGGGTTGTTGGGGCGCCACCCCG